CTGCCATTAGAACAATCCCTGATTTGCGTATCTAGCTCTTAAAATTGATTTGAAGACGGAATAAGAGTTTCTACTTCTAGCCTGTTCGTCTGCGTTTAAATCGTTGTACCAAGCATCTAATGAGCCGAAAGGATCAGATATGTCTACAGTAAACCCAGGCAAATCTCTTGATCTGCTTTCAGCGAAATCCACATACTCAGCTCTCAACTCTTCCTTGTAGATAGCGTCAAAATCATTTATTTTTTCCTTAGCAAAGTCGCGAATCTCGGCAAGAGTCATCGGATTGCCCTCGGACTCTCTGCGGCTATGTTCGTCCAGAAGGGCAAAGTCAGCCTGCTCAAAAGCTGTCTTAGATGCCTGGGCAAGCCTGTCATCTTTTCCGATTGCCATTTGTGCATTGTATCTAAAATGTCTGGAAATAAGCTTAGAGCCAACGGCCAAGCTTTCGTCAGCCTCGTTAAATATTTTTGTCTTTAATGATAAAAATTCCGATTGTGACAAGAAGCCTTTTTTAGAAGTAAGTTCCTGAATTGTTAACATGCCTTCTTCAGCCATCCCATGAAGCACATGATTCACTTCAGCATCACCCTTGCCGGCAGGCCTAAACACAGGGGCTGCTTCAGAAACTGACATGGCTTCTTCCATCGCTTCTTGCTGCGCAGGGCTGGCCCACATCTGGCGCTTTAGCCCTTCATATAGAATAGTTTGAGCAGCCGTTCCAGATATGCTCCCAAAGTCTGCGCCCATAGAATCGTAAAGCTTTTTCATATCAATGGGGTCTAGTACCTGACGCAGCGTAGCCTCAGACACAGTGTCTGTGCTGTCTAAGGAAACAACAAGATTGAAAGCCTTTGTGTTTGATTTACCTGCTTCCTCTTCCCGCTCATCGTCTATTTTTTCTTGAGCAGAAAAGAATGTTGAGGCCATCTGGATTGTGTCCTGCACAACTGCATTGGCCTCTTCCGCCGGCACAGCCATAAGCATATTCAAGACATGAGGCGGCAAGGTGGAAATACCAACCATGTCTTTCGCGCTCATTTTACCATTACGCACCATTTCAATCTGGTTCAAAGTCGCTGAAAGACCTATTGCCTTGTTTAAGTCAGTGCCTGCGTATGCTGGAACAAGGTTTTTAAAAGCCTTTGACAAAACCTTTTGGGGAACATTGCCCATAATTTCTGGGTTCACACCGCCGTTTCTAACAGCTTGCTCGACCATAGACTGTAATTGAGACTGCTCCATAGCAAGCTCATTAGGTGTAATATCCAGGTAGGGATTAGAGTAAATAGAAACCTGCTGGTCTTCTCGAGCCTTCAGTGCAGCCTGCCTGCGCTTTTCAATCTTTAGGTCAACAACCTCTTGCAGCCTAAACTTGATAGGTATTTCCATTTGGCGGAAGCTGTTGTCAAAGTCTTGCAGCGCGTATTTGTTTTTGCCAACAGTAGATCGCATCGTATCATAAACGCCTTTGACGCCCTGCGCATATTTAAGCTCACCGTCAAAAATGTTTCCGACATCCCTGTCTTTTTCAAGCTGGCTAGACAAAGCCATCAAGCCCTCTTTGGCTGAAAAGATCGCCTCGTTCTTTTGTGTCTCAGTAATCATCTTATAGCGCATGTTGGCATATTCACCAACTTGGTTCGCAACCTCTGTTGCAATGGCGCCCTTCTGCAATTCAGCCTGGACAAAAGGCTGGGCATTCATCCTAGCTGTGATACGAGCGCCAGGGGCTTCAGAAGTTGGACGGCCTTGTGATCTGTAAACTGGTATTCTCATTATGTAAACAAGCCCCCTTCATACGAGGTTTTAGCAGCTTGACCAAAGCTCCGAATCAGACTTGTCGTTCCTTGCGCTCTTAGCCCAGCGGCTTGCGCCCCGCCTTCCATGCGTGACAGTTCAGCACTTAGCCTAGAACTTTCTTGCTGATCGTCAATCTGCATGTTTGTGACCGTGTTATTAAAATCGATGACAGCTTGGTCATATTCAAACTCTCTTGCAGCCTGACGCATAACTCGCATTGGAGTGCCGTGAGATATATCTATGCCAGCGCCGCTGTACTGAGCGACAACAGACCCCTGGGCCTCCGCAAAACGAAACCGATCAACTCGCTCTTGCAAAACTGCATTGCGGTTGATGATCTCACGTTGCTTTTCAAGTAGATCAATGTCTCGCTCAATTAGGCCAGCGTTGAACTCGCCAACTCTTGCAGCAGCGGCAGCAGCTTTGTTCGCAGAGTTTTTGGCTGAAATGCCGCCGAAAATATCAAGACCAGTTTTTATTGCAAGCAATGCTGTTAAAGCCATTTAATCACCTTACAAATCAAATGTGTTCATGCGCGGATATAGCGCCAGAACAGTCATTGGTAATGGCTGTGATTGCCGCACATAAATGCGATCACCTTCAACGAAACCGCCTTCAAACTCGATTTCTTTGTCTCCCGTGAATAATGGCACAGCTTCGTCCATATTCATAGAGCTGTCGCGGAAAAATATTCTATCGGCGCTTACCGAGTTGCTGCCCACCTCTGCACCAACTGTCTCGTAAAAGCGTACAGTTATGTCGTGGATTCGTTTTGGCTTACCTTGAGAAGTCCCGTCCTGCGATCCAGACTCTAAACGCATTGTTTGCATTTCGCTTGTGTAGCCAAACCCAACAGCCCCCGTTGTGACAGAAAAGTCTAACGCCACCCCGCCGTTTGAAACTGTCTTTTGCGCATGTGTGGCGCCGTTGGCTAGTATCGAAAGCTCTTCGCCCTCTAAGTGATACAGGCCAGAAAGAGTTGTGGTTGCAGATCCTGAGTAAACCAACCCGCTGTCCACAAAAAAAGCAGCAGTCGTATCGCTGCCAAAGTCAAATGTCTTCATCACCTCAACATACTGTTTGGTCACGCCGTCAATCGTGCGCTTTACGATCATGTAAAGCTCATCCTCGCCACTATCTGTCGGCAAGGTGACTATGCTTTCAACCTTAGCCTGACCACCGCCAAACGACCCGCCTATGATGTGTTTGTGCCACGCAACAATTTCTTCTTCACGCCGGTAGGTCAATCCAAGCAAAGTGCCATCAGTGCGGCGCGCCCAGATAATACTTTCAGGTTCTTGCTGATATGCAAACTCCTTTATCCCACCTTCAGTCAAATGCTCGGACAGGATTGTAATGTCTGGGGCTGCATAGCCTGCAACGTCCACCTCGCCTATATAACGAAACTCTCTGACCTTACGAGCGCCGCGCTGGGCAAACAAAGTAACGTCAGCAACCTGGACGACTTCGCTGTCGATACAGCCATAGTTAGAATACTTGCGGATCACTGTCTGCGTAGGCGTAATCGGCCCACCATTGGTTGTAGTCAAGACATACTCACCGCCAGACGTACCAATGTTAAGTATTCGAGTGGCTGACAGGTAACGGATTGCGTTTACCTTGTTAGACGCAATGGTGTAGATCAGAGCATCATCGTCAGCAGTGCCGGTGTGAAAATTTAAATAGTCAGCACTTTTAGAAAACCACAACGTCTGAGGATTGTTGTTAGTTGCCGCAAAAACCAACCGCTGTTCAAAAAACGTAACAACGCTAGGGTAATTGTTAGAGCTAGTAAGAACTGGCGTGTTGTTTTCGTTAATGCTAGGAGTAGCAAACGTCCAAGCATTGTGATCGGTGCGAGATAATGTGCGGACAGCGTGACTTGGATGCACCAAATACATAACATCCGCAGACTGTGCAAAACGGACATCACTTACCTGCGCGGATGTGTAGGGTGTTGCAACCTCAAACAATTTGTCAACACTAACGCCAGAACCAGTGTAGGTTGTGAAACCTGTGGTATTGATAGCATTGCCAAACAAGTCAGTCAGCGTGAACGTGTTAGTTGTAGAGTTAGCAATAAGATAATTTCGAGCAACTAACTCAGTCATGCCCCCGCCTGTGTTGTACAGGTAAACCTCATCTCCATTGGTAAGGCCGTGAGAACTGCTAGTCAAAACACCAGGGTTTGCCTTTGTGATTGCTGAAACATTCTTTTCGCTATCAACCAAAACCTGCAATCCGTTGCGGAAAACACGCATGTACTGATTGCCAAACTCTAGCGCATAGGTGTCGGATGTTTTAAACTCAAAAGGTATCAAACGGGTAATGCTTGAGCTGTCTTTTACTTCGCCTAAGTATTCTGTGCCTGGGCGGCGCGAAACGCCGCCATGAGGCTGCACAATCATGTTTGTTAGAATAGAAAGACCTTCGAGGTACTTCTCAATCGTAGCGCGCCCCTCTAGACGCGGAGAAATTTCACCGGCTGTAAACGTGCTAATTGCTGGGGCTGATCGCGCCATTAGAACCTCGACTCAATAAATTCGCTTGCCTCTAGGCGTTGTGGCGCGCCTTCAGTGCCGTCAACAAATGCGGCTTGTTTTAATTTGTCAGAGTATTCTGCCGCCATCATTTGCTTAACAGTATTGGAGCCAGTAATTGCGTAACTAACCTCAAAGGCTATAGCAGCGGCCAAAGTGTCAATCAGATTGGCGTCATACTCTTGCGGATCTGTAACCCGAGAAACATACTTGATTTTGGCAATACCTTCGTCAGAAAGCAGCTTACGCCCCTCAATGACAAACACAGGGCCACCTGTGTTGCTGAACATATTGTCTTGTGGGTATGACAAAGTACCGTTGCTAAACTCTAACACTCGCAAACAATACGGGCTGCTTGGCAAAGCAAACTGATTTGCATAGCCAAACTCAGGTGATTCGCTTTCTTTTGGCAGCTCGGCCCTACGCAGAAGGCAGTTCCAAGGATGAGCGCGAAACACGCTGTCTCGTACACTGTCAAACCTTTGGTTGATTAAGCGCGCTGGCTTACTGTTTTCCTCAAAGCTTGAAATGTTGTTCGCACCCAAGCTGTTCAACGCATAGTTTGCAATATCAACCGTACTGGTCATCAGCTCTCTCCATGTGAAAAGAGGGGGCGGCGAACCGCCCCACTCCTATTAGTCTACCACATACATGATAGTTAGCTCAATAGAGCCAGTAGCAGTACCCGCATTAGTCACGGTGATTGCTACGCCGTCCTCGTTTGTATCTGTCTCTGTGCCAGAGCCTAGAGCGATAGTTGCAAGAACGTCTACCTTTTGAGCAGATGTTGACGCCGCCGCTGCCTTGTAAGCTGCCGCCGCCGCAGACACAGCCGTACCGGCTGCATTTGTGTGGGCCGCATAGCCAACAGATAGTGTTGTGCCGCTACCAAGCGCGTCATATGCCAGGTTTCCTTGAACCAAGCGTGCGCCATCAGGTAAAACAAACATCTCAATTTCACTAGCTGCCGCCAGTGAAGCTGCTTCGTATGTGCCATAAGCTACGCGGATGCGTCCACTAAGCTCATTGGCTTGATTCATCACTGCCGGTGTGGCGCGTGAGTTGGTTCGTTGTGCGGAATATACAGTAGCCATTTTTCAGTCTCCTTATTCGTTACAAGCGATTTCGACGACTTTGGACTCTTCCATCCGTGTCGCACCGACTGACTGACAATAGTACACCTGAGTCGCATATGACTTGTCTGCACGTTCATCAATGCGTGCTGATGGCTCTTTGCCAATAGCGCACTTGATGCCGTCTGTTGCAAACGCAATCACTTGGCGGTCAGAGTTACTGTCTGTACCCAAGCGGTTTGAAACGATGAAGTTGAAGCCAACAAACGTGTTGATCTCACCCATCGCCAAAGCTTTGACAGTGTTGTAATCGCTCGAAGTTACAGTTGTGTTGTTCAACAAATCAGAAACCTGCTTTGGAGAAACAAGAATGTTACGCGCGATAGAAGGATCTACGTTGCCACTGTCAAGGATCTCTTTAGCTTCAACTAACTTAGCAATGGTCAAACCGGCAGATCCATGTGCGATCTTTTGGCCTGCTGGCAATGCTGTAGTGGTTGAACCGTCTTTGCCTGTTGAGGCGTTGCCGAGAGCTGCTGTAATGATAACATCATCCATTGCGCGGCCCATAGCTGCGGCAGCAGCACGGCTATATGTTGAAGTCGGATCAACGAGTAAACGCACTTTGTCCTGATCGTCGATCAGATCGGCATACTCATAGTCAGACATAGTAACCATACGGCGTGAATGTGGTGTGTCCACAATCGGTGTATCCGCATGACGCGAAGTGCGCAGGATAGCGGCTGCTGATCCTACTTGGTCAAAAAAAGCTTTTTCGCCATTCACGCTTTCCACATCTACCGCGTTACGCAGCAGAGAACCCATTTGCTGCGAAAGCATTTGGATGTTTGCAGAAAACTGATTGACAAAAGCTGTGGTGATTTGAGAAGACATTTGTCTCTCCTTGCTCTGTTACAGTTAAAGTTGCTGCGCTTGGTTGTCCCCGAGGGGGCCGTGCTACTGCTTAGGGCAGCTAATCCGCTTGACACACAAGCTTGGCGGCGTGGGCCTAAAGGTTATCCACTATGACATGAGCGCGAATAGTCGCTGCGCTTCCGCAACATACGCATCATGCTCTGGATGCTGTGCATCCAAATACGGCCCGTCTTGCCGCATAACCTCTTTCAGTTGACGCTGCGCCTCTTCTGGCGTCATTATCAACTCAGTCGGTTCACCGACTAGGTTATCCTCTCCAATCTGCTCTGCCAAGGCAGAAAACATTTTTATAACTTCTGGATGATCTCCAAGCATGCGGCCATCCGAAAGCTGCACATCCTCAAACATGTCCATGCCCTTTTCGCCCAGCAGCGTCCTAGCGGCGCTCTGAGCCATTCCTATGCGCTGTTCATACGCTTGGCCGAACTCTTGCCGCAGAACTTGCTCTGACTCATATACGGCGCTCTCAGAGCGGCTCTGAGCGTCTGCCTTGGATGTCTCGCCTGTATCATTGATGAATTTGGCAATGCGATCTACCTGACGAGGCTGTAGCCCCGCTTCCCACATGGCCTGCTTTAGGCCAGAGATAGCATCTTTGCTCATGCCATCGCCTAAGTTCATCTCATAGGCGTCAGCATTATCTGGGCGCCCAACAGAATTATAAAACTCATTGTACTGGTCATCTGTCCAGCTCTTACCAGGCTTTGCAATTTTATCAGCGCCAATCATGCGCTGCGCGTTCACATAGCTTTTCGCCAAGCTGGCTGGGTCTGTAAACGTCCGCAGTGACGGTTCGCCACGCAGATCCTCTGGCAAACTGTCCAAAAATCCTACAGGCGCAGCTTCTGCACCCCCTGCGACTTCTTGAGATCCAGTGTCTTGGATTGCCTCTTCGCTCATCGTTTTTCCTTCTCTTCGGTCAACATACGGACAATCAGCAGCACCGCTGCGCGCTGACCTTCATTAAATGCAGTTTCATAAGGATTGTCCGAAAACGTGGTTGTCTCATATCCAAACCTAGATTTGAGATCACTTAAAACTTTTGCGCCATCCTCTGTATTAAAGGTGCGCCGGTAAGCTAACTTCAGATCGTCTATTTGCTTCATTGACCACCACCCTGAGTGGCCTTAACTAAAGGCGCAACATTGCCAGCAGCCTCAGACGCCATCATCTCACGCTGCATCTGCTCTTGAACTTGGGCCTGCTCGGCCTGCTCTTTGCGAACCTGTTCAACCTCATCAGCACCTCTGATAATCCGAGCCGGCAGACCTGCTGTCTCAACCAAATACTGAACCATCTTGTCGCCGTCCAGATAATCCGTAACAGGCGCAACCTCACTAACTTGCAGCAAGATCTCAAACCCGCGCAGCATCGCCTGCAAGTCTGTAAGCTTCTGAGCCTTGGCGAGTGGAGAAACGTACTCAATGTCAATGTTTTGCCCCTGCAACTCTTCAGGCGGCTCTGGAAGTAAGCCAGCTCTAAGAAGTAAAGCAAAGGAACGGTCGATCAGCGGCTGGAGTAGCTCGGCCTGCAACCGTCCTAAAACAGGGCCGAGCAAACGCATTTTCTCCTCGTTCCTTTGCAATACCTCAGTCGCTGTCATGTTGGCCCCTTGGCCTAACAACAACTGATCTACATAAAACGCCTGACGAATTGAATTTCGGCGCTGCTCTTCCATGTTAAGACCTAAAGGATTGTTTGCGCCAATGTTCAAAGGCTCCAAACGATCCCGTGTCCCCGAGCGGTAAAAGTTTAACGCGCCAGGTGTAGTGCGAACAGGCATCATAAACCCGTCATCTGGAACCATCAAAGGAGGATCAATCTGCTTTTGAGCCGCCTTGATTGTCGTTTCAGACATCTTGTTTAACATCTTAACGTCAGGCAAAGCAGTCATTGCTGGCGATCTGCCGTAAGTAGAAACGCTATCTTTGACAAAGCGCGGACACATAAAGGGAAACTCATCAAAGCCGCCCTCAGAAAGCAGCTCAAGATTGTCAGACAAGTAATAAACAGACGCGACAGGCTTGTTCTTGGCTAGTCGCCCAGACGCCTCTGCGCGCGGAAAGACAGCGTGGATCACTTGATGCTCCTTATAAGGATCATCTTTTAAGTCTTTTTCTATCTGTCTAGGCATTTTAACATTAGGGAACTGCATGGCAATCGCCCGAGCCGTCAACTTGAACTTACGGTAAACAGTGTCAACCCTGCCGCTAGGATCTTCGCTTATGCAAACCTCGGCAATGTGGCGACACGCAAACCGCAAACCACCTTCTTCATACTCAACGTAAAAAGCCCCTGTGCCAAAAACAACCAAGTCATAATACAACTCATGGATTTCTTGCTGAAAGTTAGACCGATTGAAATGCTGGTACATCTGATCCATGCAGATCTCTAACCACTCATTCGCTGCATCGTCGCGCTGCAATCCAGTGTCGCGGTAACGCATAGAAAACCAAGGCGTACTTGGCGAAGTTAACATGCCGTGCAGTGAAGACGCCAACAGCTCAACAGCATGGATAGCCGTGCCGTCAAAAATACGTTCAGTTCGCTTGTCACCTTGGGTGCGCTTTTTAGTAATATCTGCCTTACGAGGCAGCATGAAATCAGCTAGCTCTTGCCAGTGTGACTCCCAATTGGAACGCTGGCTTTGTAACGTCTTGTATCGCTTATCTAAACGAGCAACTAAAGGTTTTACTTCTGCCATTATTTTATCCCATAACTTGTCATCAGTGTGCGCTTAGGGCGCGATTTAGAATCCTTAACACCCTCAACCGCACCACCCTGCGTCCGACCAGCCATCTTTTGCTGCGCGCGTTCCAAAGGATCAACAGTTGACTGCCCCAGCAACGCAGCAGGCTGGGCGGCATTACCACCCATAATCCCTGCAATATTGCCCAGCTTCTTTTTCTTAATAAGCATAATGCTATCCAATCAATGACCGGCGTCTGCGCGTCTTGCCTTCTTCCTCACCAGAGCCAAGCAAACCGCCAGGTGTTGTAAGAATAGTTGATTTGCGCCCCTTCGTCATCTTTGCTATAGCTTTGTCTTCAGCAGGGCCAACAGATGTTGTCTGAGCAGCAGCTTGCTGAACAGCAGCGCCGGCAGCAGTTCCAACAGAAGCGGCAGAAGCTTTTTCAGCCGCTTCAGCCTTAACATCCGCCAATGCTTCAGCTTTTGCAGCCTCATCCTCTAAAGCATCTTGGTCAACAACACCCGTAAAGCTGGCGTCAGATTCTATCTTCTCTTCTTCCGTTGTTACGCCATCAGCATCAATGTCGCCGTCAACAGTGAACGTGTCTTCAGCAATTTCTTCAACTTCTGTTAAAGCAGTGTTTGTTACCTCATCAAGAACAGTTTCTGTCTCTGCCTCTGCCTCTACCTCTACCTCTACCTCTGGCTCTACTGTCATAATTGTGGTTGGCTTATCGTCGTTCTGTGAGCTTTTCATAGACTGCTCAACTGCGGCTCTAGATCTTGCCTGCCTACCAGCAAGGTCTCGCTGATAAGCAGCATTCTGTTCTTTAATGCCTAAGTCCATCAAAAGATCGTCAGTGGCGCTGTTCTTGGGAAGATCCGACACACTCCCGCCGTAGCCTTTGCTCTTGTCACTCTTTGGTTCAGGACTTCCACCACCACAAAAAGCACCCATAACTAAACATCCTTATATGTTAAAGTTCCCGCAGAAACATAGCCCAGGCGCCCCAACAAAGCAGCGCCCCTTTCAGTGTTAACGCCAGAAGTCGCACCTGTCAAAATTTGACTTGCACCAACGTCCCGCGCCCAATCTTCAAAAATCTTCATAAGCCTAACACCAACCATGCCGCCTCTATATTCAGGCTTGACATACCATATATAATCGCCAGCGACTAGAGTGTCGCTATATGGGTGCTTAATCGTCATGCCAATAATGCAGCCAGCAAGGTCTTTGCCAGCCCAACAACCTAAAACTAAACTATCATCGCTGCAAATACGGTCATCAACCCAATCGCACATCTTGTCCCAATTAAAGTCAATAACGCGCTGGTAAGACTGAGAATGAAATTGCTGCGCCAAATCAGTCACAGCCGCAGCGTCTAAAGAAGACGCCTCCCTATACTTACGCCGCAAATGGATCATATTCCATTACCGCCATTTTCTGAGAAACCGCCATGCGATCCCTGCTTTCTCGCAAACCAACTGCCAAATACCTAAAAGCATCCGCTGCATGGCTCGACCAATCATGGACAGGCGAAGACCTAAAGCTCCTAGTGCGCTCGTTATACGCTCTATGATACTGACGCAAACACTCCAAACCATGTCCGCACTTCTCCCTGTCAAACCATAAACGCGGGATCAACATCTGACCCGCATGGATACCATCCTCAATCGGAAGCTTAGGAACAACTCGAAAGTTTAAACCCAAGTCCCAAGCAACCTCACGCCTACTCTTGCCAGACCCTAACTCACGAACCTCAATATCGTGCGGCGCATTGTGATCCCCATACAAATAGCCCTTTGACGTTAAAATTTTGCAGTAATGAGGCAACCCCTCTCCACGGGCCTCGTAAAAATCTATCACATGTATAGCACGACCAACCGATTGCGTAAACCATATCGCTGTGCTGTCGCCAACACCCAAGTCCCACCAAGTGTCAACACGCACACTCGGATCATAAGGAACATTGGAAATCCGCCCATCCAACTGAGCAACCTCCATCTCCTTGCCATAAACAGCGCCAGGAACATTCGCATTCCAAGAACACTCAAATTCCTGCTGATACTGGTCATGCGTCATCATAGACTTGGCAGCAGACAATTCCTCATCATCCAGCAAGCCTGTCTCACTCGCCTTGTAAACCGCAGCCAGCCAATCAGGATTGGAAGCAGCCTCTTCATACTTATCAAAAAAAGCATTGTGACCCTTCGGCGTCCCGACAAACACACACCAACCCTTGCGATCAGATAACGCCGGCCTCAACACCTCGGGAAAAACATTCTCAGGCATGTCGGCAACCTCATCCATAACACAACCGTCAAGATAAATCCCACGCAAGCTGTCTGGATTCTCAGCGCCCAACAAACTAATCCTAGCGCCGTTAGGCAAATCACAACGCAATTCAGTCTCATGAAACCGAACATTCGGGATCTTGCCTGCAAACTGTTTTATATAATCCCAAGCAACATTCTTCGCCTGGCGATAGGTGGGCGCCATGTAGGCATAGCGGGGGTTCTCTTTCCCAGACATCAAGGCATCGCGCAAAACATGGTTGATCGCCCAGACCGTTTTGCCAAAGCGGCGGTGGCAAACAACTACACCCCAACGCTTCAAAGACATCTCATCGTGCAGCTTTAACTGCAACTCCCTCGGCTCATAAGGAATCTCAATGTGCGTCAATGCTCCGTAACCTTCTTCTGATCCCTGAATACCAGTATGTCATTACTCTCAAGGATAGCCTCGTATAAATCAATAAGCAATATTGCCGACTCAATCTGCTCAGATGCGCTGCGGCCAGTGACAACAGTATCCCTCAAGGCCTCTAGGTGGCCTAGCATGGCTTGTTGCGAAGGCGACAGGGAGTAAGTCAAAGTGTCTCTAGCTCCGGTGTAATATAGAGGTATAAGGGCGCGCGGTTTTGCGGGGGGTGGGGGGGTCGGTTTGCGCAAAACGCATGGCTTAACCGTGGTGTCATAATAACTATTATGTTAAATAGAACGCAAGGCATTGTTGTTGTTGTAGATTTTATTCGCGACTGCCATGCAGCAAACGCAAACCACAAGATGTTGTGCCTACCCTGCCTCGCCGGCCTGGCGCCGAGGTGTCTCAGCATGCCGGCTTCACGCGCGTAGCTGTCAACGACAGGATGTGTTGTATACACATGATCCGACATCAATGCTTCGTCACCGCATCTTCCTTTTGGTCAGGCACAACCTCAGTTGTATTGACCTCTACATCACCACCAGCCCAACTGATTGTGAACGTCTGGGCCTGTGGCTGGTCTTCCTTCTTGTCTCTCACACCCCACGGCATGTTCCGTGCTAGCGTCCACTTCAATGTATCAATCTCAAGCCTACGCCGTTGCACCTCTGCGTTAGCCAGCCTGTTGTCCTCAAACGTAGGAAGTGGCGACACTGCCAGGTTGTTGATGTGGTCAGTGAAGTATTCTGACTGCATGACCCTGCCTCTTCGATAGACCTCATACAGATCATCATCACGCAACACAGCTTGCATGACGCCTTGGTAGGTCGGCATGCCTTTTGTTTTGAGAATGTTTTTGAGTGTTTCGCCTACTGCCAAGCGGTCAGCGATCTTGTGCATCAGCTCGGCGTCAATTTTTACTGGTTTCTTTGACATGTGTGCCTCATCTGTTTTTTGGGATCATAGCACAAAAAAGGCCCAGCGCAATAATGCTGGGCCAGTTGTTGAGTGTTGAGCTGTGGAAACAGGTGGAAGCAACTCAACGGGCAATTACTTTTTATCAGAATGGAATGTCATCATCAAACACTTTCGGCCTTGCTCGAATGTCTATCACCTCTGCGGCTGGAAATGATTCTTTGACTGCCTTCTCGAACTCTCCTGCGTTGTGATCTCTGAAGTGTCTGTATGCGAGTGCTACCTCTCTGAGTGTTAGCAGCTCCATGTCTGGCCGTTGCTCTTTAATCTTTTGCCACGACCTTCCGTCTTTCATTATGCCAAACATCTCGCCATCCAGTTCCATCTCCCAGATGTCTGTTGAGGCTCTCTGTGCGCCTAGTCTCTCTGCCTCTGCATCCATTGCTTTGAGGCCTCTTACGACAATCTCTGCTCTGACCTTACATTCTTCTGGATTGTTTTCTTCGATAGCCTTGTTCATCTTTGCCATTGCAGATCCATACTTCTGCGCTGTTTCGACGCTTACCAATTCTGGCAGCATGTCGATGCCCCACTTTGTGTCCATCTGTATTGCCAGCCGATCCATTGGGGCGATTGCATAGTCACACATGATTTGATCCTTATGTGCTTGCGGGTTGAATATTCTGTCTGCCTTCTTTTGGCGCCTTGGCCTCTTGGGCTTCTGCGTGTCCATCATCATCTCCACAGTTCATCCACCACAGTTTCATCTAATCCACATTCCACCACAGTAGTATGTCTAATACATACAACTACTGTGGTGGAAGTATTTGTGGCCTTTTCTTCCACAGTTCCACAGTTCATCCACAGTTCAGAAAAACAACTGTGGAAGTGTGGAAACAGCATCAAACTTCCTCCCAATTGATCCATTCGCCGACCACTACGCACGGCACATCTCTTCCGCTTCGGCTGTCTCTTATCTCTGCGACTTTGAGGTTGCCTGTGCTGATCCACTTCTTGACGATTGCTTTTGCCTTTGCTTTGTCCCCTGGCTTTTCTGTGTCGAGGTCGAGCTGTTCTGCGACTGCATTGCCGATCCAGTTCTTTGCTCTGATGTCTGAGCGGTATGCCTTGTCGTTCTCCTCTGCCTTGCCGACTGCTCTTTGGACATCGTAGAGGTCTTTGGTTGTTACGCCGTCGAATAGATCAGGCAGCTTAAATTCTGTGGCTACGCCTATGTGTTCACCGTTTGCTATTTCGACTGAGACCATGCGGCGGTATGTTGCCTTGTCTGATGGCGGTGCAAGGTTTGCTTTGCCATCGTCCTGGCGGAATATGCCGAGTGCTTCTTGTTCGTCCACACCAAGTGCCATTGCGTCTTCTGGAGTGATCCTGTTTATCACTCTTGCCGCTCTTGCTGCACCGATCAGACTGCCTGCGCCGCGCACTGAATCAACCGTTGCGTCTTCTCCGTTGCCTTTACGGATGTGATGCACAAGCTGTACTGAGCTGTTGGTGTCTCTTGCCAGCTTCCTGAGCATTGATACGACTGCCTGGATGCTGCCATTGTTGTTCTCATTAACCAGGTGGGCAGATATGAATGGATCTAATATTACGACACCTATGTTGTTCTCTTTGATCTTGCGGATCATAAAGGCCAGCAGCTCATCGTTCTGGATCAGGCCGTCCCTGCCTTCTGCTGCCAGGGTGATCTGCATGGTGTCCTCACCATCCATGAACAGCTTGCCTTTGATGTCATCTGGCGTGAGGCTATAGTGCTGCATGGCTGCTATGGTTCTCATTTGAAGTTCTGAGATCGGATCTTCCAAATTTATGACCCATGTGTTGCACTGCTCCTTGACCCTTACGCCAAGCAGGTCTTTGCCTGTCGATATTGCCAGTGCTTCCACAATGATTGCTGATGTCTTGCCAATGCCGCCGGCAGATGCTGTGACGCTAATGTATTTCTTGATGTAGTCGTATCCATAGACCCACTCTCTGCGGGGCAGTGTGAGCGCATCAAACATTTCGTAAGGCGTGGGCCATTCATTGCCTGTATCAGGCTCTGTGTAGCTCTGCGTTGGCTCTGTGGCTATTTGCAGGGTCTGGTTCTGCTGCTCCATGCGCTCGGCTGCTGGGTCTGGCGGTGGCGTCCAGCCTTTTGCTCTGGCTCCGTCGATTGCCTTCTGCACCTCTGCCCTTGTTTCGTCCACTGTGTAGCCGCCAAGGGTAAAGCCATCTGTGATCGCGTGGATTTCTTCGTCGGCTAGGCCTTTGTTGACGTATGATCCAACCAGGCGCACCATATTGTGATGCCAATCCTCGCCTGCTAGCACGTTCTGGACTGCCAGTTGCCTGTCCATTGCTTGCTGGCCGAGGTCTATGCTCATTGTGCTAGCAGCCTGTGGCTCTGCCTTTGGGAATGCGCGCATCATGCGTTCAAACTCTACTGGTTCTCTGTCTGTTGAGAACTCTGTCCGCATTGTGACCAGCTCTGGAACATATCCTTTGTCTTGTTTCTTTTGGTTGGGCCATGAGACTGTGCCTGCCACGCGCATGATGCGTGATGGGTTAACGACTGCCGCATCTGTTTGGAGTGAGGCGGCGATTGCTTTTTGTACATCACGCCATGCTTGCATGTTTTGCACTGGCTCTTCGAGCCGCCAGTATGCGTGGCCTCTTGCGAATGGCGTTGTTCCTGTCTTGATCGACATTGTGAACTTTGGGCCTGCGAAAGACAGGATATTTTCCATTGCGCCTGCTGTGTCTGCGTCTGCGAAGCAATAAAACGCGGCTAGGATGTCTGTGTCTTTGGCTGCTTGGCCTGCCGGTATCTCTATGATTGGGTCAATTGGATTGATGCACATGTATATGTTTTGCTTGGCAGCGTTCATTGCCTCGGCATGCTGGGCTGCGTCTTCTATGTTTTTTAGTGCAAATCTTGCGGCGTTTGCTGATCCAGATTGCGATATAGAACGTATCTCTATGAGCGGTTGGCCTACAGTGTTCCAATTCTCTGTAATCTGTGCTATGAACTGCTTAATGATTTCGGTTTTGGGAGCCATTTCCATTTGTTCTTCCACTTCCATTTTCATTGATTCCTCCCCTGAACTGCCCAGCGGTCATAGCCGCTGGGCTTTTTTCATTTAAAACTCTGCGTCAACTGGGGCTGGTGCAGGAGCTGGTGGTGGTGGTGTGGGTGTGGGTGCAGCTTCTTCGACTGCTATTCCTGCGGCGACACCTTCTTTCAGGCTGTCTGGTTTGTCTACCCACTTTACGATCTCGAAAATCGGGTAGCATGTGGAGCCTTTGGTGAACTTGATCTCCTTGGCCTCGACAACTTTGATGAGTGGCATTTGGCCGTTTGTGCCTTGGCTCAGTTTTGGAGCGAGGTCTGTCAGAGCGGCCCAGACGCCGGCGCCTGCTTGCTCCCACATGGCGACTTTGCCGTCACCGATAGCACACTTGACCGAAAAACCTTTCTTGTAGTCATCGCCAGGCTTAGTCATCATTTGATTGACTGTCGGGTTCCACTTCCACTCGGGAGCTACGCCGACCATGCCGTCTGACTTCTGCCAGCCTGTCTTTAGAGTGTCTAAGTCAATGACAAAGCCTTTGGTTTGCGCAGCCTCAAACTCATCCTTTGCCGCACCGTCACGGGTGTAGAACTGCTTGGCTCTAACGGAGCCATCCTGTGTGCCTCGGGCTGACCATTGCAGGAAGGTGTTAACATCGGAGCCTGATGCCCCTAGATCTATTTCAAACATTTTGTATCCTTTACGTTGTTTGATTGTTGGAGTTGTTGTGCGCGTAACCCTGCGCTGGGATTAGATGCCATACATTTCTTCCCGCAGATCTTCTGCCCCGTTCCAATAGAACGTGTTAGGGTTGACGGGTATGACCTCTCTAATATCTTCCGCGCTACCTGAGCGCAGGAACTTTTCTAGCCGAGCGATTTGCTTCTTGGCCCTGACAAGGATCTCTGTCGGATCGCCGTCTTCAAGCATGTTGGTTTTCTTTGATGACACATAAAGAAACTTGACCACCTGGTTGCCTCGGGCTTTCTGATAGATCGCGCGTTGCAGTTGATGCTCTGGCGACATCGTGCTTGGGATGCGTCCTGTTGTTTTTAGATCAATGACTACGCCGTGATCAGGGAACACAAAGTCAAGGTAGCCGATCACAGGGATCTCGAAGTCATCTGTCTTGGCTGTGATGCTAATCTTTGTTTGCCCGTCTTCAGGAAACTCAGGCTTGCCGTAATGCTCAAGCTCTTGAAGTGTTAGCTCCATGCACGGCTCAATCATGGCGCGCTCTTTGGTGATCTTTTCGTCAGCCATAAAGAACGTGCTGTCAAACTTTTCCAATGCCTGATCCAGCGCGCCGGATTTGTGCAGCTTGCCGGTCAGTGTGTTGGCGACAGCATCCTCTGTGCAGATGCCACGCATGGCAGCGGCGCCCATAGGTGTGCGCTTCTTGAACAAGTATGCCGCAACCCAAACGTCTGGCGCGTTAGACCAGAGGTTGATTGATGATGCCGACAGGTGCTTGATGCCGTGCTTTTCAAAACCGTTCATGCTGTTAGCTTTCCAAAGAGGGCCAAAAGACAGGCTTCACTTCTGCCATCGTCTTTGACACGTTTAAACAAGTCAGCTTGTGCAGGCCATCTCTGGCTGGCAAGTGATCTGCTAAGGCCTTTGTCTTTGTTGAGGCCAAGGTATGACTTCCACTTGGCCGGCGTTACCAATGTCATTGGCAGCTTGTGTGCTGCGATTGCCATCTGCGTGGCGCCGTAGGACTGACCGAATCTGAACATGCTGCTCACCCCGTTGCCTCTGACGGCACTGACCTGCTCCAATATTACATGGTGCGGCTCATCGCCTTCTGGTTTAAGTATTTCGTGCAGCTCATACAGGTTAAGCTCCGTCTTGCCTTTGATGTTTTTGTAAACCGGCATGTCATGCACCTCGACGCTGTTGCTGTCAGGCCAGTAGAATGCAATTGCACCAGTGAAGCCTGGGTCTATGCCGACAAAGACTGTCATACCTGATCTCGGATCTTAATGCCGTTAAAGTTAAGAAAGAAGAAGATTGCTTCTTCTGTTAGATCGCGCAGGGTTGGGTCTTGCCCATCCATCTTTGCCCGATTGGTTTGCAGAACGCGCATGCCGTCAGCAAGCTCACACTTGATGCGGTGGTTCCACTGCTCTTTCTTCTGTTTCATAGTTCCCCCAGGGTTGCTAGTCGTTCACCATACATAGTGCTAGCAATTATTTTAATCAAGTGTAATTTTTTGCTAGCAAAGGTATTGCAAAGTTGCTAGCAAGATTCTATATGTAATGTATAGACAGAAACAAAGGGAACACGGACATGAAAATGGAATTCAAATTTGCAGATGGCGCTCACTTCGCAACCAACTCGGCAAAGCCGGTTAATATTACTCAATTTGAGGAAGACTGCTTTCAACTCTTTATGGTTAAAGGAGACAAGACCATGAACCACCCCCTGCATATGCACTTTGAAACATTTGACGAGGCAGTGGAGTTTGCCGAGAACGTAGTCGGCCTTCAAGCCGCTTAACACAACACGGGGAGCTGCGGCTCCCCGCTATCACTTAGAAAAGAATATACCATGAAATATAAACTATCAGATA